GGCGAAATTGCAGCTTCCAGAGCACGCTTGGCGGCTGCCACTCGCTCATCCTTGGCTCGCTCTATCTGCTCCTGCTTGGCTATAATCTTGGCGGCAGCCTCATCATTGGCACGTTGGAGTGCGAGCTTAGCGTTGGCGACTCTCTGTGCTGCCTCTTCTTCGCTCCTCTGCATACCACGAAGCAGAGCCTGATGCTCGTTCAGCAGTGTGCGCTTCTCTGTCTGTGCGTTCGAGAAGTTGTCTACTGCCTTTTGGAAGCGCACATCGCCAGTGTACTTGGCTGCCTCCAGTCGTCGCTGCTCCTTCTCCGTCATAGTGCCAGCCGCCTGAACTGCAGCCTCTGCCCGCTGGAGCTGTTTCTGTGCTTCGGCGAGTGCCTTCTGTGCTTCCTGCTTAGCCCGCTTGGCAGACTCCTTGGCTGAAGCCTCGTCAGCTATGGCTTGCGCCTGCGAAGCCTTGATAACCGCACCTGCCTGATTCCACGCCGTGGAGAACTTGCTCCATAGACGCACACCGAGCAATCCACCAGCCCAGATGTAGAGGTTGGAGAGGTGCGTCTTGATGTAATCTAAGGATTCTTTGACCTTGTCGACAAGTGCCTTAAAGTTGTCGTAAATATGGAGCGAGTCCGCCAGGTCGGTAAATGCATTCTTCAGTCGCCCCAGCGATGACTCGAGGTTGTCGGTGCTGGTATCCCCTGAGAGCTTAGCAAGCTCATCGGAGAACTTCCCCATGATGTCCGCACTTCTCAGCTTCCCTTCTTTGAGGAGCTTGTCCAGCTGAGCCATCGAGACCCCAGCAGCGTTTGCCATAGCCTGCATCGCTACAGGCATACGCTCACCGAGCTGTCTTCGTAGCTCTTCGCTGGATATCTTCCCTTTACTCATCATCTGAGTAATAGCCATCATCGTCAGCGAAGCCTCTCCGCCCGAGATACCGAACGAAGCCATCGCCTTACTGATGTTTGAGAAGATGCGTTCCTGCTCAGCAAGGGCAATACCTGCAGGCGTAGCTGCTGCCTTGAACTTAGCGAACGCCTCTGTCGTGCCTATGAGGTCTGTACCGTACTTGTCCGTGAGGTCGGTGAGGAACTTCAGGCTTCGGGAGTACTCGCGTGCATCTGAGCTGATATTTCTCAGCACAACTCGAGCTCTCCCAGCTTCTCTGGCGGTGTTGACCAGCGAAGAGAGTAAGCCACTGAGCGAGGTCACTCCAGCACCCAAAGCACCAGCCATCGCAATAGCTTGGAACTGGATGCCGCGGAGCGCACCCTTGGCACTCTCTGCTTGCTGCTTGAACTTCTCAGCAAGAAGCTCTAAGCGAACGGAAAAGGAAAGGTTATTAGCCATAGAGAATAGTAGAGGTTAAGACTCACGTATATCTGCAGATGCGAGGAAGTCAAATAGATGCTTCTTGCGAGCGTTCGACTCTGCTTGTTCCCACGGGAAGGGGAGAAGCTCTTCGGGAGAGCCTACGGAGTCAGAGGAAAGATGAGGCATCATCGTCATCCACGTGAAGAGACGCTGATGCTCGAGATGCTCCTTCTTCTTGCGGTCAAGGGCATCGAGGAAGGCTGGGATCTCCCACAGCTCCATCGTATCCATCACGTACGAAGGGGACAATCCACCATCCACGACCAGCATCCCTGCTATGGAGGTGAAGTCTGGAGCATCTCCATTGTCTTCCACTTCAGCGGAAGTTGCACCCTCCGAAGAAGTAAAGGAAAGCGGTATCATAGCTTCTAAGGTGCGCTCCAAGCGGGCATACAGCGCGCCCTTCACCGATTCGCTCTCTAATACCTGCTTCCATACATCGAGAGGAAGCACGCTACCGCCCTCTTCGCATCGCTGGAGGCAATAGAGAAGCGTCACTGCATCTTCTTCGTCCAGAATGCTCATCGAAGAGAAACTCCGTGCGGTGAGCTTCTCAAAGAGGAGTACCGCACGGAGTGTCAATTTGTAGGGTGTGGCACTCATTCTACCTACGAGATGGCTACACCTGCAGCAGTGAGGGCTTCGGCACTACCGATTTCCTTACCAGCTGCGTTCAGTAGAGGACCAGACCCGTTGAGCGTGCAGGTACACGTCTCATACTCCCCTGCGCTCGAGGCTTTGGAGAGGTCGGAGACCGTCACACGCCCCTTGCGGTAGACCGCACCCTTGGTGATGCTGCGCACTCCGTTGTCATCGACAAGCGTAACTGCGCAAATCTCAAAGGGTACTGCCTTGCCCGAAGCAGCGATATTCTCCAGTGCCTCGTAGGACATGTGTCCCGAGGTTTTAGAAACGAACGCTTCGACAGACAGCGACCATTCGTTTTTACCGCCCATCTTGTCCGCGTACTTACCCGAGAACTTACTGGCGACATCTATTGTCGAGGGGGAAAACTTAAAATCGTCCTTCTTAGCGTAGGCGACTGGTAGACCAGCGATGAAGAGCAGGTTTTCCTCGCCCTTAACCAGGTCAATGTTCTTGTTGTACTTAGGCTCAGCCATAGAGATTCATTATTAGAGGTGATTAGGATATTTCGAACGTTAGAGATTGGTAGAATTTGCCTTCGGAGAAGCCTTCCTCCGAGGAGTCCAGCGTGGCACTGTGTCCTGCGCTACCGAAGATGCGCCCCACTTCATCGTTGCGCCCTCCATCTAATACGGCATCAACCAGCTCCGCCATAGAGAGCGAGCGATCGTAATCGTCAGAGAAGCAAAGCACCGTTACGAATGCTTCGCTGTGTGCATCCCCAGACTTCTCTCGCTCTCGCCCATAGGCACTGCGGTAGACGATGATGAAGTCTCCAGCGGTCTCTTTCTTAGCGATTACGGGGAAGATCTTCTCTCCCACGAAGGCACGTAGCTCTTCGCTACTGAGGAGCTGTGTGCGCACCCATTCGGAGGTACGCCACTTGCGGTTGGCATCGAGGTAGACACTCATAGGGTAGAGAATGATTGTGTAAGTCCAGCGATAAGGATTTGCTCAGCTCGTGGTCTGCTGCGCTGCTTGGCGTGCGTCCAGAAGTAATTCGGCTCAACCTTGCCTCTGTACTTGCCATTTCGGGTGTATCTGTCTTTCGTCCCCTTATCGATAAGGTGAGCATGGTTAGCAGCGTCACTTGCATTACCAGCGGTAGCCCCATTGACGTAATAGAAGCCCACGGAGATAGAGACACGCCCTCTACGACTGCGCTTAGGCATTCGTCTACGAAGCCCACGGATAAGGTTTCCACGTGGTACGTGTCCATTCCTATTCGGTTGCTTGTAGAGCGGAGGAAGGGTCGCCCGCACGTCCTGCTGGTAGACCTCTGCAGCCTTAAAGAAAGGCTCACGGAGTCGCTCCTCTGATGGAGCTTCCTCCAGTCGCTGAAGGAACGAAGTCACCGCAGGAAGACCTTGGAAGGATACTACTTCAGGCATAGCTATTCATCTACGTAGCGTGCAGTCACCTGCACCGTGCGGTCAAGCATAGGCTGGAGCAGGACGATGCGGTAAAGCATACCATCGAAGCGAAGCCACCCAGCAGAGGGGAGACGCTTGTCAGAGCGCACCACGAAGATCACCGCTGAGGTATCGACTATCTCACGCGCCTGCAGTCCGTCTTTGTCGTAAGTCGGACGCAGGGTGCGCAAGAAAGCTCGGGCGTGGAAGTGATCCACAAGACGCTCACGGAGTGCGCCAGAAGCGGTCTGCTCCTTCTCAGCCCTGAGGAAGGTCAGGCGGTGGGTGAAAGCTCCTGCATTCATCGCTCCAAGCGGTATTTACCGATGAGTGACCCGATGGCAAACGGAAGCTCCGTTACACGTCCGACTCTATACCCCTCTCGGTCAGCGTAGAAGCGTGCAACGAGCATCCTCAGAGCGTGACGAAGGGGCGCAGGCAAGTCTCCAGCACTCGTCTCCACAGTGTAAAGCTGTCGATTGAGTAGCGTAGATAGATGCTCTTCGGCTGTGTCAATGAGCTCACTGATGAAGTCGTCATCCTCTTCGTGCTCTACGTTGAGGTGCTTCTTCGCTTCTTCGAGAGTGATATAGGTAGGCATAGGTTACTTACGCTTTACGCTTCATGCAGGCAAAGGCTTCGTTGCGAAGCACCGTGAGCGAATAGTCACCGTTGAGCGAGAACTCGATGCGGTCGTTGCGCCCGATGTACTGAGCAAAGAGGCGGTCTCCGCTTCCGTGGTGTGCAAGCACTGCATACGACATTACACCGAAGAGGATAGCATCTTCGGGCATGAAGGTCGTGGAAACGACACGGTAGCCATTCATATAGCCATCTTGCAGGATCATCTGAGGATTTCCCTTCTCCACGGGAGTAGACTTCAGCAAGCAGTAGGTCTTCGGATGAACGAAGTAGGCTGCGCTATCGTCCATACGCACATCCTTACCTAATACCTCTGCCTCGAGCGATACGATTTCCTTGATGGTAGGAGCAACAGTACCCGACCACGCTGTACCTGCTACAGGCGTGGCGTAAGGCGTAGCAAGCACACTACCGATACCATTGTTGGGAGCAACGGGGGCTGTCTTCGCAAAGAGTGCGCTATTGATGGTAGCACCAACAGCCTTACCCAAGCGTTCCAGCACGATACTACGCATATTGAGATTTGTAGCATCCAGTGCCTGGATGGTGACAGGAGCAATCACACCGACACGCTCCGACTTGGCGACAACCTTGTCTAAGCTAATCGTCTGGTCGGTGAGTGCTACATCTTCGTTAGCTATGGTGGCTGTAATACCAGCAAGCACTGGCCAGATAGGTTGACCGACAACGCCTGTCTGCATCTTCAACCCTACCTTCGTGTGGATAAGCTCCGCCTCCAGAGGGTTGATTACTTCGTTGATTACCGTGGGCATAGCTGCCTTGACGTTACCCGCCATAGTCGTAGCACGCATTTCGCAGTCAACAGCCTGATGCGTGTTGAAGCAACGCTGACCAGCTTCGATGAACTTGCTATTGGCTTCTCGAGCCTCGTTAGCCACATCCTTCGTCAGAGCTTTCTCTACCAAAGCATCGATGCCACGCTCCTGCAGCTCTTCGCTGAGCTGGATAAGGGTGCGCTGTTCGTCTTCGCTGAGCTCACCGCTCTTGCGCTTCGTTTGGAGCTCCTTGAAGCGTGCATGAAGCTCCATCAGCTCTTCTTGTTCTTTTGTCATAGTTAATTGTTGGTTTGGTTAATGGTTGGACATCTTTGCATCAGCCCAAAGCAGCGCGCGCTGGTCTAACTGACTAAGCGCAGTCACTTCGGGTGAGGGTGTTGGTGTTGGCTCGGGCGTGGGTTCAGGCTCAGGGATAGGCTCGTTTGCTGGTAGCCCACGCTCTTCATCGAGCGCACGCTTGGCACGCTCTGCAGAGGCGGTGGTCGCTGGATAAGCAGGGGTACTCACCACAGAGACATCTCCGATATAGGAGAAGTGGTCAATGTGTCGAATCCACGTACCGTCAGAAAGCTGCTCCCAGCGAGTGTCGCCTTTCTTCACACCGAAGAGGAAGGAAGAGCCACGTAGGTCGCCCCTGCGGAGAAGCTCCAGCGTATCATTGCCTAACTGCGTGTTGGGAGCTTCGAAGCGGTACTGAAGCCCACGCTCAGTAATGGTTAGCTGTAGGCTTCCATTCCCGTTGGTGCTTCGTGCAAGCAACTGCTTTCTGTCGTGTTCGTAGAGGGCTAAGACATCAGACGAGCGGAGAAGCTCTTCGGTGACTGCGCCCTGGTGGACAATCTCACGAAAAGAGCGGTCTTCCCACCAGTCATACATCACTTCGCTCTCTTCATCGTAGACGATGGCAAGCCCCTCGATAGTGCGCTTCTCTTCACCCACCAGAGAAGGGGCGGAGAGCGCGCTGAGGCTGCTCCTTAGTTCGTGTATGTCGTCGTTACTCATAGGTTTTGGCTTTGGGTATTTACCCTACGTAGGTAAAGGCTATCATTTGACCCCACTTTGCGCACCCGTGTCTTCTTTTCCTCCTTCGGGATGGAGCTCTTCGATGGTCGGGCGTGAGGAGACGAGAGCTACATTGCACGAGATGAATAGCTGGTCACCTCCATCCAAGGGCTCTCTGTTTTCAAAGATGCGCCCTTCGTTCGGGGTCATCACACCAGCTTCCACGCTGCTCTTTACGTAGTCCGCACGTGTGCGTAGGTCGGTGGCAAAGAGCCCCGAGAGGTCAAAGCGTATGCGCTCCGTAGTGCGCTTTGCACGTGGTATTAGCTTCGTTGAAAACTCCTGCTCTATTTGGCGAAGGAAGGGGCGAAGCGTCTGGTTGAGGAAGTTAATTTGCGAGTTCTCTGCCTCCTTGTAGTTGGTGCTTTGGTCAGCGAATACCATGTACGGATGCACCCCGAAGAAGCGACACACATCCAAGACCGAATACTTGCGCACCTCCAAGAGCTGAGCATCTGAATTGCTCATTGACGACTCAATAAACTGCATCGATCCTGAGAGACGAATGATGCGCCTGCCTTCCGCGATCTCTTTATTCACACGGTCAGCGACCTTGTCCGCTACGTCTTGGTCAAGCGCACCTAAGCCCTGTAGCTCGTTGCCCCCGACAAGGAAACCGCTCTTTTGGTTGCCCGAGAGAAGACCATCATTGGTCTGCTTGTCTGCGTTGGCACTCAGCGAGAGCGAAGACGTAGCGTATCGGATGGGGGAGACCCCCGTGTAGCCACCATCGAGGCTCTTGTTCTTCAGGTGGATAATCTCGTCTGCAGTGTAGACTCCAGAGATGCCCCACACGTAGTCGGTGACTTGGTAGCGGTTGCTCTGCTGGTCATAGGCTACCGCCCCATCGCTAAGAAGGATAAGGTCTTTAAGCTCACCACGTGCGGTCAAGCGTGGCAGGATATAGGCATTGCCCGAGAGCAGAAGCCTAATCATAGCGTGCTGGAGCAGCGTGAAGAAGTTTTGACGCTCGTTGGCTTGCCCAGCGAAGAGCGCATTGAGCTTACTGTCTTCGTCAAAGGCGAATATGCGCCCCGTCTTCTTGAGGTGCTGCACCTCGAGTGAGGCAATTGTCCCAGAGAGAATATCCACGCATCGATATACGCTGGCAATAGCCATTGCGCTATCTGGAGAAGAGACCGAAGTCGTCGGGAACTGAGCGATAAAGTCTTGTATGCGCTGAGAAGAGCAACTGCGCTGCTCTGTATCAGTCTTGCGCTGGAAGAAGCGTGCGAAAATGGAAGGAAGGTTCATAGCTATACGATTGTCTTGAAGTGGTTGAAAAGCCAAAAGCCCATAAGGCAGGTGATAGCTCCGTCAATCTTGTCCGAAGCTACCGCCTTGACGGGCTTTCTATTCTCTAATCTGTCCTCATCGATTACCGCATTACCAAAGCAGTAAGACGTAATCGGATTAGGCTCAAAGGTTATTTTGTCCTGAGATAGAGCGAGCTCAAAGGACATTACAGCAGTGTTGAAAGAGCCATTTGTCTGCGGTATTGCCTCCAAATTCGCCTTGCCTACCTGAGGGGTAGAGCGCAAGAGGTTCGTAAACTCGAGGGCTTTGTATGGGTCGTAGCCTATTTTGAGCGTGGAGAGTGGCTGGCGAAGGATGGTATCCACGATAAGAGGATAGTCGATGCTGTCGCCCTTACAGAGCGTCAAATACCCCTCGTCAGCCCACCGCTTGTATAGCTCTCTATTGACGTGCGTGGATAGCATCCCTTCGGGGAAGAAGTAATGCGTGATAGCGTGGAAGGGACAGACCTTGGTGCGTCCCTCGGGGACACGACTTGGAGTATATACGAGGAAGGTAAGCGCACTGAAGTCGTCTCTCACAGATAAGTCCACAGCACACATAGCACGATAGCCCCGAAGAGCTTCCATAGGGACGTGCAGAAAAGCCTTCTCGATGGTCTCACGTGGTATCCACAGCTCACGCTCGTCACGGGCAAAGATGTTGAGTAGCTTATTGCGGAAGGCTTTCATATCCCCAGCGGTGAGCTGAGCTTTGGCGTACTCAGCTTCGTAGTACTCGGGGCGCACCGTAACGCCTAAGTGCGGTTGCACCTTCTGCCATGTATTGGGGTCGCTCTCTTCGTCATCCACATCGGGCTCAAAGATGTGTGCGAAGATGCTATCATTAGAGACCTCGCCACGAAGTATCGACTTATACGCCTCCAGCATCTCAGTAAAAGGCGTATCGAGCTTATCGCTGGCGGTGGTAATAACGAAGGTCAGGGGATTGCGCCTTGCACCCATCGAAGAGGTGAGGACGCTCTTCAGGGCATCGCTCTCCGCTTGTGCGTACTCATCGATAATCACCAGCGAAGCGTTAAGCCCATCCAAGCGGTCAGCTGCAGAGGACAAGCATCGAGCAATGGACATCTTCCCTGGCATTCTGTTAAAGACCTGCTCACGGTTGATTTTGAAGCGTCTGAGCTGAGGGTCAAGCGCACGCAGTATCTTCGATATTACACCGAAGCACACCTGAGACTGCTGGTAGCTATTACTACCCACGTAGCTCTCTGCGTTCGCATCTCCATACAGAAGATCATAAACAGAGAGCGTAGCAATGGAAGTCGTCTTGCTGAACTTTCGGGGGACGAAAAGCAGTACATCTCGCACCAGCCTTCGCTCTCCGTCTTCATGGTAGAACCAAAAGATATTGGTGAATTGGAATACCTGCACTGGAGTGAGCTCAAACAGCACCATACCCTCAGCAGATGGAAGTCGTATGTGTTCGTAGAAGGTTATGAAGTGCAAGACTTTCTCATCTCGCAGGACGTAACGCTCTACTTTGTGCAGGAAACGCTCAATCGACAAAAGCTCATACACATTGTGCTTCTTCGGGTGCTTTATACACTCACGTATATAAGCAGAGAGCCTCTTATCGAGCTTGTCAAAGCGTCTGTAGGGTATCTTAGCCCTTTGCAGACGCTCTACGACTCCGATTTTGAGTGCGGTCGCTTCGCTTGGACTTAGTTGCTTGCTCATATACCTGCTGAAGGATATAGTTTAGCTTGTCTACTTCATCGCCACTGGTGAATTTGGCGGTGCGCACCGTCATCTGTAGCTCAGACAACTGCGCACGAAGCTCTTTTGAAGACTCTAAGAAGACAGACCACGCTGGATTGGCACGCTTACGAGAGTCGCCCTCACGGCTGAACTCTTCCACCACGACACCATCAGACATCAGCACCGCATACGCCTCAGTGCATACCCCCGACATCTGCGCTGTGACCGTTATCATCGGCTCGAACGCTGGAGAGTATGCGCCAAGGGCTTTTAGCCCCTCACGAAGGAAGTTTGCAATTTCGTCTTGGGTCATTGCTTGCGTGAAATCTATACATACACGCATAGATTTTCCGAATTTTGACCCCACTTTACCCCCAAAATCTTTTGACCGCCTCAACACCCCCACACAACTCCAGCACCTCACGCATGAAAAAGAGAGCGAGGGGTGGTATGCAGGGGGTCGCTCTCCCCTGAAAAATCACCGCCCCCCTTTGCTTGATTTGATTGATGAAAAATATAGATAAATAGAAGTGCAGGGCGGTCGAAAAAAGTAGCTAAAATATTGGAAAATAGCGTTTTAGATTTGGTTGATTCGTTTTTTTGTTGTACCTTTGTAGTACAAAGAAAGGGGCAAAGCTCCTTACTTTGAAAGGGACGAACGCCAAAGCCCCCGCGCTCGTTTCACAACGAACAACGGGGGCTCATACTAAAAATAATCAACGTAAAGGTATGAAAACTATTCAGACCGAACAAACAGCATACACGACGACGTATGCAGTAGCAGCCAGCTGGGCGGGGTGCACAACTATCCTATGCAACGAAATCGCCTATATCGATGAGGAGCTAATGTGCGACACCATCGGATACGAGTATGACGAGGAGGCGGACGAATACCCCGAAATCTATCAATACTACATAACCAACTGCAGCAAGGACTTTTGTGAGTTCTTAAATAAACACTTCGGGCTCATGTTTGCCTATAGCGAAAAGCTGGATTTGTGGGTGCTCCTCGTAGATCATTATGGCACGGGATGGGACTACGTAGAAGTAGATACAGACCTACCAGCAGCAGCCGCGCCACTCGGAACAAGACGTGTCAACTAAAAATCTACCAAAATCATGGACACGAAAGAAAGAGCCCTAATACAAAGAGCTATAGAGATAGACGGGTATGTACCTTCATGCTATAGCAGACGTGAAAGCATGGAAGATATGTGGACAAGCGTCGCTATAATGATGAGCTGTAAGCGTCTTCTCGAAAGCGAAAATAACAAAGAAGATATAATAAAAATTATAAGAGAAAAAGGTATACCGATCTCAATCGAAATAACCGACTTCTTAAATGAAATGAGTGAAGACAATAAAGAGCGTGCATATATGTATATGCACAGTGTCCTCATGGCAGACACATACGTGCTGGAAAACGTTGAGTACGGAATATCATACGAAATAACAAGGGATATGTACAATTTCGCTGTAGAGATCCAAAGAAATCACCATAAACAATAAAAAATACAAGGATATGAAAGCAATAGATCTACAGCGCAAAGCCCTCTACAATGAAGCTTCTACCTATCTTATCGATAAGGTAGGTTACACGGGTAATCTCTTTAGCTATGCAGATATATATGTTGACGACAAAGAGATAAACGACTACACAGCTGAGCGTCTGGCAGAATCCTACCTATCCGATGAGATAGGTGAATTTGCCACAGCTGAAGAGGTAGTAAACTACCTGCAGGAGGAGTATGCCATCTGGGAGGGTGAAGACCTTGAAGCAGTAGCGATACACCTTAAGTGGCGCGGTGATATCATCCAGATAGAAGGCGTGTGGTATTGGAATATGTAAAGGTAGCTACCTTTACAGAAGGAACTAACTCAACTAACAGATATTAAAAGCTATGTGTAGAGTAGAATTAACAGCGGATGAGCTGGAAGACTTAAAGAATGGATATTCTTTGGACTTAGACCTTACTGGATCTATTCCAGCTGCTTTATCTTCAATGAAAAGCACACTAAAAAGACAACTCATATCAACGGCTATGGGTATGAGCGATCTTCTTTCAAAAGAAAACGAATACCTGGATGTGTATATAGACGCATATATACAAGGTAGAGAATTCCAAATAAGGCTAACCCACAACAAGACTTTTCCAAATGCACCAGCCCTTGACTACACTATAACAGAAAGAATAGAGGTCAATAGGTGGGGGCGTGAAAGCGTGTACCTAAAAAATATCTATTTTGAAGGTGAAAAAATAGTGTATAGAAAAAAGGACCTTGAAAATCTTAGAAAAAAAGTAGGGATAATTTTTCAGGATCCTGAAATACAGATTTTTGCTCCTTTAGTTTTTCAGGAAGTGGCTTATGGACCCGAGAATCTTGGTTATTCCAAAGAAAAAGTAGAAAAAAATGTAAACAGGGCAATGAAAGAAATAAATATAGAAAATTTGAAAGATAGACCTT